ATGGGCAGCATCACCCTCGCCGGCCGGCAGATCTTCATTCTCAACGAAAACGACAGATACCCAGAGCCACAACAGAATAGCCCTCCGATGTTCGCGATCCGTGAGGACGAAGAAGGCCAGCACTGGCTTTATGTTTGGCATAAAGGGCGCTGGCCGCTTGTCTCAGAAGTGCCGTTTGAAACCCAGGGAGCGGCCGTAGATGCATCCATCGCATTCGATTTCGCTACTCTGTATCGATAGCCTCTTATGCGGTTAATCGCGGCATAAATTCGGCAAGATACGCATTGATTTTCGCAAGTGCAGTTTGATCGCGATACGCGTCGACATTTGGAATGACGATTGATAACGCAAAATCAAATGTACCCGGCGACTGTGCGCCCAGCGGGCCAGCTCCGCCCACTACGATTTTACGTGCGCCGGCAGCAGTTGATAGAGCACCAGTAACCGGTCCAGGCGCCGTTACCTGTTCGCCGTTAACATAAAACACAGCCTGTGGGTTTGGCAGGTTGTAGGTAATAACGCATGAGAACCAGCCGATGCCTTTTACCGGCTTTGTAGAGTTGATCTGGTTATCAGGAAAATGCTGCAAGTAGCGCATTTTTGAATCATCAGGACGATCGACAAACAGCATTAATGGCTTATTGTCAGCAGCCTGGCTTCCGATAATCGTGTCAACAGTACCCAGGCTCGCACGCATCACAGTAACAATCGTCTGAATATTCGTATCTGCAAAAACATCAACACCGCCTCGCACAGGCGTGTTATTGAAATGCAAAGCTGGAATTCCAGCGTTAATTTTTGTTGGAGCTGATGATACAGGTACAAGAACATCGCTATTTGCACGATCAAGAACTCCGGTTACAACCCCTGCGCCATTTGTCCTGATGAAACGTTCCCCGGTCTCAATCCATGACGAAACACCGAGGTTAAAAAGCTCCTCCTCTGCCTTAGTTACTTTGAACACTGGTATATTGTTCCCAGAAAATGCAGATTTGGAGTTAGTTCTAACAAGCAGCATGATATCACCTTATTTTGAGTTGATAATGAATGAAGGACAGAAGTTGAAAGTTGTAACTGCATTGTCGTAAATGTTTTTATGACCAGAGCTATCTCTGAGACAACCTCTCGCTCCTGTAATAGGGCCTGCACGGTCAATATCTGATTTTTTCATAGCATATGCGAGTCGCCAAGATCGTGCTGGCTTTTTGTTTAACGTAACTTCAATCACATCAGCAGAAACCAAGGAAACATCAGTTATTTCTGGTGGCGATTCAGTGTAATCATCGAAATCAAAACCATAATTATCAAGCCCATCCATTGAGATTATACCTGATGTATCAAAAACAAGTGGAGGATATTGCGTAGAAACTTTAACCCTCAGCACATTATCACCAACAAAATAATAGTCACAAGGTGCCATGGGCGTGCTTGAAGCACCAAAAACCTCATTTACTGTTGCGATAGCCAAACATTGACCAAGATAGTTTCTACCCCATGAATTCATATGAATATGGTCAGACATTGGATACTGATAAATTGGCCCCACTGGTAAGATCCTCTCTGATCTCAGTAACTGAGCCTCTTTAATTGGCTGCCTCCACAACCCCTCGGGATATGTGCTCGGCCACGATATTTGATTTATGAAGAAAACGGGATCTTCATGCTGTCCGGTTATCATCTTAACATCATCAGTTTTAAACCGTTGAAGCTGACGAAGTTGAGACTCATACTCTTGCTTTGTCCTAGCCTGAATATCAACTTCATTCTCTCCTTGCATCCAGCGGAATGCAGCAACAACAGGCCTTTTCCCAAGGTTAATTATCAAATCGGTTGCTGACTGTAGAGCTATCTGGAATCGCTTGTACGTATCCTGGCCCCGTGTCAGTTGATAGTATTGCTGACCTCCAAGGCTTGCATTTATTGCGACAATCGTAGGCATGACTCCAGTCAACGCTTCAACGTCACGTATCGTGTGATTAACCCACGATGAGCATGATGTTTCACTCAACTGACCACTCTGAGTTTCAATCAGGGGCACTAAGCTGGTTGCCTTCGTGCTAACAGCCCTTACTCCGGTGTTCAGCATTAATGCATTGCCAGGGTAAATAGGGTTCCCAGCTATCGTCGGAACACCACCTGATCCCTGCCCCCATGAGTTTGATTGTCCTTCGTCAATAAATATATAAACGATATTGCTGTTAGGCTCGCTGTAAGATGACGCCTGACCCAAGTAGCTTTTTTGTTTTCCTGAGTAAATGAAATCCCTATCAACACCACCTGTATCACTTCCAATATCAGTTAGCTTGATTAGTAGATTATTGTTGTAGCTATAAATATCACCGCTGGAAGAAACAATCTCAGAAACGGTTCCTGTTTTTATATCAACAACAACCTTTGCAGCAGGCCTTCCATCAACAAAACCATAGCAAAGCGCATTGGACTGACCACCAAAATCATATTCAATGTCAATGAGAATATCTCCATTGCTAACAGACTCACCTTTTGCGGTGAACAATGAAATTATTTTCCCTTCAGCGTCAGTTGTTAACTGTATTGCTGGAATACCATTATAAAACCCATACGATAGAGATTTATTTGCTACTACAGCATTTGCCGAAGATGAAACCATTCCTGTTTTTGTGGCAACATAAACATCGCCATTTTCAACAGTAAGATAAATACACACTCCATCAATGTCTGCTGCAGCGGACGTAATTGACATTCCGTTAAAGAAGCCGCCTGAAAGCGTTTGATTCTTTGTCCTAGCATCGAGTTCTGATATGAACTCACTGCTAGGATAACTTTTCCCTGTTTTAGTGGCTACACCACCAACGTTTTGATAAACGTCTGCTACTGAGTTCGTGTCATCAGACCATACAAAAAAATAAGCGCCATCTGCGATCTCTCCCGCAGATATAGCGGCTTGAGCCTCTTGTAATGTCCAAGGTTTACCTAATGGCGCTATATTATCAAGAGCCCCTTTCCATGTATATCGTTCAACACCAAACCTATCGATATATGTTCTGTTGCTTGAACTAACTATCTCATCAATTTTTCCTGAGTTGAATTTTAAATCCCTCACATCCTCGCTAGGGATTGGCTTATTTGTCGGTGTGGTAGCCATTTATTCAGTTACCTCGTAATTATACATTTCATCGTTGTATTCAGACATGGTTAACGAGGTAGTCCCGTCGCCATTCGGTTTCTTTTCTGTGATCGTCCACTTAGTTGCGTCCATCTCCATTTGCGTGGCAATAACGTAGCGAGACGGAGACTGGACGTTATATCCGTCAAATATATTGAGATTTATTGCTGGTACTGGAGCGGTAAAACCGAATGTCGTATCGCTACGGGGGTATGCCTGAACACGCGCCGATGGGGTGCCATTTGCATCAGTGATGACGACAAACATATCCCCGGACCACTCGATCCGTTCACTAGTATCGAAGTTGTTACCGTTACGCGCGACGATATAGCCATCCTGCTGGTTAGCGTCGTAGATATCGGCTACCTGCACCATCTGGCCGACATTCACCCATTCCCCATCGGCAAGCGCTCGGATAGCCATCGTTTGGCGTGAATACAGAAGCCGGCGAACTTCTTTCAATCCCCGATCCCGTGCTTGGAACGAATTGCGGATAAACAGCATGTCGAATTTCTTCGCCTTTACCGGTTCCCCCTCTTCAATCGAGTTGCCGACGATCCGGTAGCGTATGAATGCCTGTTTATTCGTGACCGGGTTTCGATACTTGACCTCTACCCCATCAAAACCACCGGGGAGAGTCATGTCGTAGGAAAGGCTGTAATCCTCCGCTTTCATGTTGGCGCGGTTGAATATCGTCGTTGCGTTTGGCTTCCGCTCATCGCGTGTGAAGGACAATACCCCGCCATCCCAGAACGCCGTCACAGTGGCCGCATCACAGATCGTCTGAATCCGAGAGCCCAGCGAGATATCTTCGTCATCGAAGGTGTAATCGAAATAGCCCAGGCGCCGATCCGGCAACGATGCCGCGATAGAGTAAAGTTCGTAGATGTCGATGCTCGACTCTGGCTGACCGCCCATTTTTAGCCAGGTGTGTAATACAGCGTCTGCAAACGAGCGTGACGGCCTTTCTGTGTAATCGACTGTCTGTGTGGCCAGGTTGTAACTGATGACGTGCCGGGTGATTAGAGCGTTATATTTTCGCTCCCTTGCACTGGTAGCTCGTTCTGTCGCAGTGACAGTGACGGTTACGAGCGTGTCATTCGGGTAAACAACGTTGGTGCGCGTCCTGACGATGTGAACAGCTTCGACCTTCAGGATTGAGTGATCGTTACTGTTATTGGTGCGGATGAACGTTACCGCATAGCGGCCATTGCCAGACACTGGCGTGAATTTGAACGTCCTATACTTTGTATCCGCGTTCTCGTCATCGTTATTCAGCCCGACGTTGTAGCTTTCCAGCGTGCCGGGTATCTGGTTGTTATCATCATCAACCTTCCAGAAGGTGACGCTGGTTCTGGCGTAGTCTCCATGTCCCAATTGCGCCTGCAGATGTACCCAAAGCTGAGTCCCATCAACCGGAGAGAATGATGGGCCAATTACCAGCGGTTCATTGTCGTTAAGCGTGAATATCGACGTGTTGATTACCGCGTCGTCGGGGATCTGGCTGATATCGTTGCCGCCCAGATTTACAAACGTGAACTCGTAGAAATACTGTGGGTTCACTGGGGCGCCATCGTCTGTTGTCGTCGCACTGAAGAGATCGGCAAATACCGTGATATCGCGAGTTACCGGCCCCGACACCGTGTTGTAGGTGACATTGACGACGAACGATACAGAATGAGGCTTAGGCAGGTCATAGAAGTAATCAAAGTCGCTGTTCTGCTTGATTTTCACCTTTGCCTGTCCGGTGATGATCTCGCCAGAAACCATATCGGTGGTTGTCGTCGCCGTTTCTGCAGGAAAATCACCGCTCTCGTTCGGCCCAGGAAGCTCCTGGCCGTCAATGTCGTCGAAAGCGAACCCCTCATTGATCAGCGGGATATTCTCGCCTGGCTGGAAGATGCGGTATGAGGCGCCAGCCAACGCTCCGAGGTTCGATTCTGAGTACCTTACTGACGTCCAGTCATATCGTCCCAGACCGAAGTTCATCCACTCGGTGACTTTCTTGATGTTGTTGTCGTACTCGAACAGCGACTCCTGAATCAGGTCAGGGTACGCACGCACCTGGCCATAGTTGTCAGGCTTTGCCTCACCGTTTCGCGCAATGTTGGTTTGCCCTTTCAGGCTATTATTAGGTGATGTCTTTGCGTTGCTGCTTGTCGCCACGCCCGCGCTTGGCTGGCCGAGCAATGACGTCAGGATTTTTTGAACGAACTTGATTGGGGCAAAAATCGGGCTTAGCACTTTACCAATGGTGCCGCTTTTCGGCTGGTCGAACACGCTGATCACGTCGCCATCGTTGAGCGGGAAATTCAACTCTTCATCGGGCTGCAGCTTTACGCCGTTACGCAGAATTTCAACATCGCAATGAAGGTTGGCGGATTTCAGCCAGGGATAGAACATACTGCCGGCGGGAAGGTTGTGACGTTCTTTTGGCAACCCCGGCACGCGCTGAACTTCGATCAACGGCATAGTCGTAAAACTCCAATTTGGTGAAAACTCGCTCCAGCGTCCGCAGCTTGTCAAAGCGCACATGCCCCGCTTCGCCGCGGCTATGGAATGCTTGCCCATCAATGACCAAACCGACGTGAGCTGGCTGACCGCCGTAATACGCAATAAAAATGCTACCGTCGGCTGCTTTCTTGGCCTGATGCCAGAACACAACATCACCGGAAAAACACGTCAGGAAGTCGCTACCGGCTTCGTAGCCCGGAGTTTGGTGTATCTCTATGCCGAGCACATGCCGGTAATACAGCACCACCAGTCCCCAGCAATCAGCCGCATCGAACGAGCACGCCCGATCGCGCCACGGCTTACCCCCCATGGTGTGAATGAAGTCAGATTTATGCATTGGCGAGTCCTGGGAATTCAGTGGTGTTGTAGAGGAAGCCGATGTTGTTGTTTAGCGGGTTCTGCAGCGTGAGCGAGCACGTTACGTCAGCCTCATCGAGAGAGGCATCTTTCACATACAGCGTCCAAGACTTCAGCGGCGTGTTCATGTCCGCCGCATCGAAACGCTGATACGTGGCAGAGATAGGCGTTATGCGTGAGTGCGCGCGCCACAGCTTCAGCTGCTGCTTAAAGTCCTGTGCCAAGCGCCCGAATTTCACTGTTGAGTTGATCACCGGAGTGCTGCTCTGCTGACTCTCTGCGACCTCCATTCGACACGGTGAAAACACCTGGCCGGCGAACGTCTTTGGGTATATCTGGTTTGCCACTAGTCGGAGAACACCAAATGCCGGATGGTTAAACGTCATCGTGTCGTAGATGATCCGGTTGGGCCGCTGTGACTGAAATTCTCGTAAGGTAGGCATTCAATACTCCGGCATGTCGCGGTTAACCACTTCATCAATGATTCCCCACTGATACGGCGGCAGCTCAACAATGACGTCTGAGAACTCATCATCCGGGTTGTAGACCTTCCGGGTGATTACGCTCGCGGTCCATGTAGTCGTGTTGCCGTTGATGCTCGTTTGCACCGGCGGTGCCACAAAATGCAGTTCCTGCAGTTGCAGGCCAGAGCCCCCCAGATTGCACAGCATCGTGAACCACTGATTACCGTTATCCAGGTAACGAGGACTGCGATACCACTGCTCGAATGCCCGATCCTCTTGCAGCGTGAAAATCCACGTCAGCGACCAGGTGGTTTTGAGGTCATCTGTCAGACGCTGGAATATCGGCGCGCCCACTGCTGGCTGATCGGTGCGGAACCCGGCATCAATCGTGCGACTCTTGTTGGCCTTCTGGGGAAGTGATAGCCAGTCGGGATAAGATATTGCCACGGTTTTCTCCCGGTAATAAAAAACCCGCATAAGCGGGTTATGGAGGTTTGAGTGCTGCTATTCAGTGGCTTTGCGAGGCGCCTGGTGATACTGGGATATACCCTGGCTGATTTGCCCACCCTGCTGCAGATCTGCCAGCACAATGCGCACCACATCGCCACCATCAGCACCTTTGCTGGCCTGGGTATCCATTACACCAGCACCGGATGAGTAGTTTTCGATAATGATGGTTGGCGCCGCACTGCCGCCGCCGGTCATCTGCTTGTTGCTAATCACCTTGCCGTTGTCACCGGGGATCATGTACTGCTTACCAGTGCTCGCCTGGTAAATCTCTGGCTTTCCTCGCTCACCTACCTGGTACATCGCGCCTGCGCTCACAGGGCCGCCGTTATAACGCGCGCCAGCCAAAGCCAGACCACCAGCCAACCCAACGGTTGAGGTTATCCCAGCAGCCGCTGGAGCTGCGTTAGCGCCAAGAGTTGCCAGTGATGCCATTGCGGCCGCCGGCGCCCAGGCTGAAGCCGTTGTTGCAGCCATACCTACAGATGAGGCCACGGATGCGGCGCCAAGCGTCTGGCCGAGGATGTAGTTTTTCAACGCCTCCACACCCACCTGAACGATGCTGTTTATCACGCTGTTCAGGATGGTGTTACCAAGCGACCGCATAGCCTCTTGTGCCGACATCGTGCCGGTAAGCAGGCCAGTAATTGCGTTTGATGCATTACCCGAGAAGGCATCAACAGCGCTCGTCAGCATGTTGTAACCAAGGCTTTGCTGGCTCAATAGCTGCCATTGTGCCTCTGTCCTCTGCTGCTCATACTGGCGATCTGCAGCAGTTCGCAACGCTAAGGCCTGGTCATGCGCTAACGTCCCATCATTTTCAAACTGCTGAATCAACGCCAACTTCTGCGCGTTTTCATTGGCAAGCTGTTGCACTGGGTCAACCATTCCGGCGGCTTGCTGTTGAGGAGTTACCACAGCTTCAGCCCGGATTTTTGCCAAGTTAACCTGATGCTGTTGCTCCAGTTGCTCAGCCGTGGTGTTGTACTGCTCCAGGCTGATTTTCTTAGCAGCCAACGCCGTGTTTAAATCCTTCACGTCCTGCGCGTAGCTGGCGTACTCTTTGGCTTCCGGGAGTAGCTTCTCTGCTGCAGCCTGCGCCTTGATAGCGTTGGCTGTGTCCCACTTTTTGGCAGCGTAAGCACCAGCCTCAGCGATCTGGGCCTGTGTAGCTCCTTTTCCCAGTGATTGCTGTGCGGTCAGGATCGCCTGCTCTCGGCTAAGCTCACTTGTTGATCCCGCCGCAAGCTCTGACTGCTGCTTAAGGTTTGCCAGCTTCTGAGCAACGCTTTCTGCCTGGTTGGCTGACTTCTTGCCCTCCGCTATTCCTTCCTTAGTCGCCTTCTTCTGCTCTTGAATTGCCTTCGTTGCATCGAACTCAGCTCCTGCCCTTTCGCGTGCCAGCATTACGTCTTGCTCACTACCGCCGAGCGCTCTGATGTCCTTCTCTGCCTTGAGCTGGGCGCGCTTCCTATCGTTTAGTTCGCCCTGAATTTCAACCTGATCATTCAGCTTATCCAGGTAGTCCTGAACGTTTTTAGGCCGTTCAACGATGAGGCTTTGCGAGTTAAACTTTTCTTTAGCCCTGCCAGCAAAGTTAATAGCGTCTCCGAGCTGGCCAAACAAGCCCGCAGTAACACTCGCCTCATGCCCATCACGCTTCAGCAAGTCTATACCCTGTTGGAATGTCCCGTTCATCTGGGCGCGCAATATTCCGGTTTTACTGATTGTTTGACTTAACTTTGTTTGCTCTGAATCTACCTGAGCAGTTAACTGGATATGCTCACTTTCTAACTGGTTAACTTTCGACACCGCATCAGAATAGAACAGGTTATTTTGACCTAAACCTGCAACGGCAGCCTTTGCGCTCTCTAATCTGGATGTCAGATCAGTGAGTCGCGCCTCGCTGCCTTTCAATTCTTCAGATTGAAGCCTGATTGACTGGCTGGCCTTGTCTATTTCAGCGGCCAACTGAACGCTACTCATGGTGCGCATTTTTGCGATAACACCATCGAGTTTATCGGCAAAATCTATTGCCTCTTGCTTGGCTTGCTGCGCCCTCTGGTAGAAATAGAAGATAGCCGCAGACGCAAGGGTTGCAGCTCCGACTAGTCCACCCAGAGGGGTTAGGGCTGCGACCAATGCCGCTCTAAGTGATCCTTGTGCTATAGCTGCCCTAACCGCTGCGGCCGTATTGGCTATCGTTGCTGCTGTAGCGGCAGTTAATGCGGAAACATATCGAGAACCAATCACGGCAGTGATTGCCAATATCACGTTGGATACAGCTGTAAGATTCTCGCTCAGGGTGATAACAGCATCGTTGAAGACCATCACGCCGGTTTTTACCGTTGTTGAACTACCGATAAATTTGGTGATGTTGTTGCCGGCAATTTGGCTTGCCTGGCTTATAGTCATTGTGGTCTTGGCGAACTCTCTCCCAATCGCATCACCTTGTGACAAAAGCCCTTTTACAACTACATCCGTAGTCAATTTACCTTGCGCGGCCATCACACGAAGCTGACCGATGCTAACGCCAAGAGAGTCGGCCAGAGCAATGGACAGACGGCTACCTTGTTCGGCTACAGAGTTATATTCCTGCCCTCTCAGCACGCCAGAAGCCAAGCCCTGAGATAATTGAACTATGGCCCCTTCAGCCTCTTGAGCTGTAGCGCCAGATACGACAAATCCCTGGTTGATAATAGTCGTTAACTTAGCGAGATCGTCAGCTGAGGTGTTATAGCTTCGTGTGGCGCGCTCAAGGCGAGAATAAAGTGTCGCAGTACCGTTCAAGCTTGAGCGTGTATCTTGAGTGATCTGAAAGACTCGCTCAGTTACGTCAGCAAGAGTCTCGTTGGCTCTTACTGCGTTTGCCAGTTTGTTGTTGAGCGTCGTCCATGCGTCGGCATATGACAATACCTCACGAAATGATAGAGCGGCTGTAACAGCAGCGGCTACACGAGACAGCGTTCCCAAGGTTGCCCCTGCTGTTCCTGCCTGACGTTCAAGTTTCGATAGGCTGGCGTCCGCTTTTCCTGATTGCTTCTCCATCTCCCCGAGGACCACAGATGCCCTGCGGCTCCCGGTAATCATTTTTGCAGTGTCGATATCGACCTGATAGACAAGGCTGCCGCCGTCTTGTTCTGCCATTTGGTGTTCTCCGGGCATAAAAAAACCCGCCGTAGCAGGTCATGTAACCTAAAAGTTACTTACAGAATCTGTTCCACACCGCTTTGCCATCATCGCCTGCCAGCGCTTCTCATCTTCGCCCATCACCTGATCGTACTCTTCGCGCGTGAAGCCTTTCTGCTCTGGGTATTTTGCCGCCAGCAGCAACTGAAACTCAGTCATCGAAAGGCGCTCTGCTTCGGCGCGAGGCATATTGAAATGATTGCGCGCTGCACTGATGTACTCGAAGGCGTTGAACTCGCTCACGTAGCTGTTCGACTCGTGTCGCTGCAGCTTGCGTATCTTTGCCTTGCCGATGATGCCGTGAGTGATCAGCGACTGGCCGATTACGATGATATCGCTCGCCGGCATCTTGCCGCGGCGGAACACGAAAGCCCTCTTACCTCGCTTACTTGGCCGCAACTCCCCCACCAGCGCGCTAAGGTCATCATCACAGCATGCCTGCATGACGATCATCCCGGCGTATATTGCTGAGCTACTGAATGACGGCGCGTTGATGTATGCCAGCAACCACCCAGGAACCTCACCGTATGCCTCAACAGCGGCTTCAAGTAACCTTGGCGCCTCACTGGTATGGAGTTCAGCAAATCGCTCTACAATCTCCACTGGCGAACCTATGCGGGTTATGTTTGCGAACGAAGGTCGAAGGAAGTAATCGCGATCGGCATCGGTGATGACCATCTCGCCTAATTCAGTGATTGGTATCATGAGATGCCTCGAATAATTATCATCAAGGGCGCAGTACGCCCTTTGTGATAGTCACGCGGTAACGGTGATCGCGCTGGTTGATGTTTTAGCGCCATCATTGGTGGTAAACGTGATTGTGGCCGCGCCAGCAGAAACGCCAGTAACGAGACCTGACTGATTGACGGTGGCCTTACCGGTTGCCGAGGATGACCAGGTGCCGGTTTTATCGCTGGCATCTGCCGGCGCCACGGTAGCGGTAAGCTGTTGAGTCGCCCCTACAGCAATGCTTGCTGTTGCTGGCGCCACTGTCACCCCGGTAACCGGTACATCCGCGGCGACTTCAAACACGACAGTATCGGCATCAGCAACTTTCCACTCGCCGGAGAAAGTGGAAATGTCGCTCGTACCAAAATCACCAGACCACGACGTAGTGTTGAAGTAGCCCATGATGTAGGTGCCGGAGTCTTCGCCGACGAAATCGAAGCGCACCCAGATCGACGGCTGCCGGCCAGCCTGGACTTCATCGAAAATGTACTTGGAGATGTTGAGCGCGCCGATCTCAGTGGTTTTGTCTTTACGGCGGAATTCACCTTCACCGGAAATGGTGAAATCCATGTTGGTTACCAGGTTCTCCACCAGCCCTTTCGCGTCGTCCGCTTCAGACGTCACGGAGTTTGGCGAAAAGTCGAAGCCCTTGGTGGTCAGCGCGCCGAGGCGCTTCCAGTCACTCAGTGCCGGCAGCGTGTCAGCACAGCCGAAAGCCATACGCAGCACCGCGACTTTACCGATCAGCTTGCCGGTATCATTTGCACAACCTTGCATGTGTTACCTCTTCAAATAAAAAAGGCCGCCCATAGGCAGCCTGATGGATAGATATGTGCGTTATTCGCCGTAGGTGCAGCAGACTAAAAGTCGGTAGATTAATCGCCCCTCTGCTGATGGGATTGGCGTTGGAGAGCCTCCGAGCAGACGCATGGCGCCAACACAGCTATCAGCGCCCTGTTGGCTGCTGATGTAATCGGCGATTTTGTTCGCCGCGGCATCTGCTTCTGCGTTCTTCCCTTTGGCCCCGACAATATCGACCATTACGAAGAAATCTCCGCCGCGGTCGTATTGAATATCTGAACCACCACCAGGCCGGAACACGATGAAGGTGTCTGATAGCTTGCCCGTGTCGTTCCACATCAGCGTTTGGATGGTGAGCCCCGCGGATAGGCCCGCACTCTCGAAAAGATTTCGTAGGCGGAGATACATTGGAGGTGTCACAGCATCATCTCCTTCCTGATTATCTCGTCCACCTGCCCGCGAGTTTTCTCTGCGGCCTTGGTGAGGAATTTAGGTTCACCAGATGGATCCCAATAATTACCGCCTCCTTGCGACTTAGGACGCGGCAGCCCTTTTAGGATGCCACTGGCGTTATGAACATAGACCGCATAGTTAGCCGAATACCCGATACGCCCAGTGATGCGTGTTCCATTCACTACGGGGGTGTCCTGGTATTGCGAGTTAAGCAGTACCGAGGTTTTACCTATTGGGGTCATCAGGGCAGCCTCATTGCCGATGATAAACAGCGCTGTTTTGATAGCCCTGACCGCCTTTCTCGTCCTGACATCCTCAACCACGGCATCAAGGCGCTGCTGGGCCTCTTTGATACCCTTTATCTTTACGCCCATCGCTACACTCCCGTCAGAATGGCTATATCCTCCGCCAGGCGTTCAAACGTGTCGGCATAGCGGATCACCTGCACCACCTCATCGGCACCCGCGGCGATCGGGTCTACCATGGTAGACACGCCGATAAGCAGATAGTCGCCTTTCTTAGCTTCGGTGAATTCAGTCCACACAGTGTTTTTTACAGTGATTTCCGAACCGATATTATTCAGCTTCGCCGAGAGTCCGCCCTGGTAATCGCACATGATAATTTCAGGCGGAGTCCAACCTAGAGGATCGCCCGCTTCACTACTGCCTAGATTGCGCCATATCGTGGCCTCAGCCGTATATGACCAAATGGCTAATGATGACATGTCACTCTCTCCAGCTAATCACCGCAGGCCGTTCTGCCGCGATTTTCGGGCAATTAAATTTCCACTCACCGCGGTCGTTAACGAATCCCGTGGTTTGCCTGTCCGTGTCAGTCTTCACCCAGACGCGTTCAAAAGGCTTTGGTAACCGTTCGGCGACAGGTATCCATGCCATCAACCACCACCGCACATGCAGCCGCCCTTGCCGATCCAGACACCGGCAAAAGCCTTGTTTGTTGGGTCAGGTGGAATCAGACCTGTAGCGCACCCTTTTTTATCCAGCCCACGCAGCAGGTTCAGCGCCCCTTTCCAGCGATCACTAAATGACTGATAGCGGAACGAACGCGATGCCCCGCTTGGCGCCGTTTGAGAGCTGATGTATTTATCGCCCTGCCCTAATCCCATTAGCCCGAGAAGATAGAGTTGGATGAGTAACGCTGTGGATGCTGGGTAATTCGCATCCAGACATTCCTGAATGCTGTTCACCTGCTCCACCAGCGCATCCAGGACGAAATCAGGCAAGGTGATACCCTGTGACTCCAGATATTCCTTGGCCTTTTCTTTAGTCACCATGGCTGATTCCTGTACGAAGAAGCCCCGCCGAAACGGGGCATAAAAAAACCGCCTTAGCGGCGGCTGTTATTCAGCGGGGAACAGATTTTCGAGCTCGCCTTCCGGCAACAGTTCAGCGAGCTTTTCTTCGCCGAGGTTGCCTTTGAACTCAATCCCCAGATCAGTGAGCCGCGCCTTGATAGCATCCTTGCGCGACTTTGTTTCGTTGCCGGCATCCGGTGTGGCCGGGGTCAGTTCACCGCCGGCCGCGCCACGCATCAACCGAACGTTAGATTTCAGCGCTGGGTGAAGCTTTTCCAGTTCCAACACATCCCCGATCTCTACGCCATTCCAGGGGCGAATAACTTCGTATTTAGCCATGTTTTCCCCTTATGCCAGATTGGCGCCGTAGACAACACCGGAAAGCCCCTGATCGTCTGCAGTGATTTGCAGACCTTCAGCAGACATGATCTGGAAGTTGTAGTTAACGTTCGGAAGTGGACGTGGCAAAGGAATAACGCCCTGAGCCATGCCAACCAGCGGGGAAATCACATCTTTGCGGCGAACGTATGCGATAAACTCGTTGCCTTTCAGCGCGAACGTCTGGCGAATCTCTTTCACCGGTGCAAATGGCATTACCGCTTGCAATACATTGCCGCTCACAACACCGTTTACCACGTATGGCTGCGCCAGGTTAGCCCAGATTTCCGGGGATACCCACATCACGTCGTACTGAGAAACTTTGTTAACGCGTGCCAACGTACCGAAAGCCCCCTTACCGAAGAACTCGAACAACTGAGTCATCGTCGCGGTGGTCAGATCGATATTAGCGCCGCCGGCACCGGCGCCCAGGTTGAGCTTTTTGCTGTTGCGGTGGTTCTTCAGGCCTTGAGCTGGGTAGCCCTGAACCTGAATTTTTTCATCGCCGCCAAGGTAATAGGCCACCCGGCGCTTATTGACTTTACGCAACTTAGCAGACTGAGAATCCAGAACCAGATCAACACCCACGGAATTAAGGCCAGCAGCGTGCCGCCAGTTAACCCCATAACCTGCAGTGAAGACAGGGATCGGGTCACCGTCGCTATCATATTCAGTGTGATCGAATGAGAACGGCGCCTGGCCGTCAATGCTTACTGAGACATCATCAGCAATATCACCAACAACATTATAGAGTTTTGCAGTTTTACCAACAGAAAGAATAGTCTGGACACCCATCAAATCATTGATGATTTCCATACCGTCTTCCTGGTCGCGCAGTTGGAGGATCTGGTTATCGATTTCAGCCCAGAATTCGCGAGCGAAACCACCTACAGCATTACACGCCAGCATTTCAGGCGTCATATGCGCACGGTTTGCGGCGAGCATTGCATTGTGCTGGGCGTTCCAAATGTTTCGGTTAGCCCACAGTTCATTCCAGTGGCCACCGAGGCGGCTATTAGCAGCCAATGTCTCTTTGGAGAAATACATGTGCGTTTATCCTTCTTTTAAGCGCCAGCGGCGACAGTGCCAACGCGCATACGCACGCGGATGAAATCGGTAGCGCCGGCAGCGATGGTGGCTTCGTCCTGGCTGTAACCGATCACTGAATCAGTGTCAGCAGTTGCCAGGGTGAATTGGCCGTTAGCGCCAAGCTTGATCGGGCTATCTTTCTTATACGCGCCAGGTACGCAGAGCAGCGCCAATTCACGGCCTTCCTCCACGTAGTTGCCTACAGCAGAGTCGCCAGCAGGAACCGCCTCGGTGATTTTCAACCCCTGATGGTAGGCAACATCGATGATGTAGATTCGGCCCTTTAGCGCGGTAGCCTGAGCGAATTCATCGCTGGCGTTGATGACTGCAGCAGTGCCTGGCAAAAGTGCCGCGGCAGTGGTGTGGGTTTCGGTCTTATACAACGACTTTCCGTCGATGTTTACGCGACGATAACGTGGCATTGGATAGCCCCCTTATTTGAAGTGTTCTTCGGCGGCAGGTGCGCCATTTTCTTGCTGATGCTGACCGGAGTTACCGCCCAACTGAGCCGAGCTTCCCAGGCGCTTAAAAGCGTCATCCAACGCTTCGCCTGTCAGGGCATTAGCAGCCAGTTCACCAAGAACGGCCGCAACGGCTTCACGCTTGGTTTTCTCTTCTGCGCGAGAGTTTGCAGTCAGGGTTTCGGCCAGTTGGTTATGGTTGGACTGGAGCGCATCAACTTTATCGGTGATCGGCTTGAGCGCCTCGGCGAAGTTGGCGGCCAGGCCTTTGCCGATTTCGGTGATCAGCTCTTGTTTCTCTTCAGTGGTTAAAGGCATGTCGCCCTCCGTTTGGTGGTTGGTTGCAGGTTGCCCCTGCGGATTGAAAAGGGATTTAACTTTGTTGGCGACGACCGTCACCCAGGATTCCTGTCGCGCAACCGGTGTGCCGGTTTCATCAAAGGTGATTTTTCCGCCCTCCGATGTGTAGCCATAAACCTGGGCTGCGCCGCCATTGCGAATGATTACAACCTGTGAGTCGGTGAAATCAGCCACCCAGGCATATTCATTTTCGCCGGGAGCAAATCTTTCTTTTGCTGCGCGGTCGAGACGTTGCTCACGATCCCGGTATGACTCGCCAATCAGCGCGCCAGAGTTGGCCTTTAACGGCGTGGCAAGGTCAGCGTTAACCATCAGACCAACGCCCTGCTCAGGCGTCGCTGCGCCTACCTCATGCAACAGAATTGCGTCATGATCCATGCCGTGAATCTTCGCCACCCACTTGGCACCTGTGGCCTTCTGTTGCTCATTGGGCTCAAGCTGGTCGAGAAACACCGCAACGCTGGTGTGAATAGGTGGAACATCTTCGCCGCGCTCAATGGCCTCTACGCGGGAGATAAGCTCCCTGCCTCCCTCGCTCTGGTTGGCGATCTGGGTATCAACCCACTTCTCCAGGTAGATCCGGTTGCCCGATTTCTTCACATTGCGATTCCAGGCACCGATATGGCCCTGGTTGATGCCCTCAGGCGAAAAGGCAGAAATGAATGCGCCATTTAGCTGAGGATGCCCCAGCGGCGCCAGCGTGCCTTCCAGCCCTTGATAGTGAGCATCGATTTCGCTGGCCGTATACAGCCCATCATTCATGACCACGTTTGCCGGCAGTGTGTAGCTCGGTAAAACAAGATGCTCGCGGCAGTTGTATGACTCGCGACGAATTGCCTGGCTGTTGACCTTAGTAGTGACGTTAACTTGAACTTTCATGGATTAACCCTCTGCCCATTTGTAGCCTCTCTCCTTCATGTCGTTGAACGTCTGCTTGGCTTTGTCGATGACCGAAGGAGTGAGAGGGTTCCCCTTGTCATCCACCAGCACGGAAAGCTGCGAGCATTTGCAGTTGATGGCGTTGCCATTCTTCGTGTACCACCCCCTAACTTCATCCTGCGTGTACAGGTGAGCATGCCTGGCGGCGTGCGTTGCTCGGGTGGTAGGGCTTAACGCAGAGATGTGAAGCAGCTTTGTTTTGATGCCGTAGCGGTCTTGCGCATCCTGAGCTTCATCCCATCGTGCGCGCCTCAGTGCGGTAGTGATTTCCGTCCTGGCAATACGATTAGCGCGCCGGGTTTCAATGCCAGTTTGCTCGTTGAGGTTTTTCGCTACGTCACGCGGGTTGAGCCCCCTGGCAATACCATCAGTCAGAATTCTCGCCATATCGCTCTTAACCTGAGCGCTAAGCCCTTTCATCTCTTCGAACTCGCGCGCTCTGACCAGAATCAAACGCAGTTGATAGGGCTCACTCAACAAGATGTTGGGAACATCCTGCTGGCCGGCAGCGTAAGCAGATGACTGCTGAGAAAGGTTGTAATACTCCTGCGCCGTTCCGCGCTGGTAAGCCACGGACACATAGCGCCCAAAGAACCACAGATTGAATTCCCCACCCTCCAGCAGAATTTCGTCCACCAGCGCTTCGCCGTTCTGTAGCAGCATTGACAGAAGCCCCTGATCAAGACGGAAGGTGTAGCGCTCGTTTACGACGGGTTCGGAGGGGATGCGGTTGAGAATGTCGATATAGCCTTTCGTTATCAGCTTCATGCGCTTTGCAAACTCACGCATGGCGCCACGCTCTAACTTATCAACTCCTGTGGGATCTTTGATGTTGCTCGGCAGAATTGGAGGCTTAGGTTTCGTCGTCATCCCCTGTCTCTCCAAGCGGGTCGCCGCCTTCAGTTTCGAATCCTGCTGCAGTGCGAATTTCCTCACCGCTGAACGGCGCCGTGTCACCACTTTCGACCATGGCCTTGTTCACCTCTGCCATGGCCTTGGAGTCCGCCAGGCGCTCAGCGCGAGTCTGTTGATTGAGATCGTCCCAGATAACTGTTTTCTGGCCGACAGAATCGATAATTCTCAGGTCGATCAGCTTGTCGCAGAAATCCTCAATTTCGAACGACAGATCACCGCGGCGACTCTGACAGCGCCCATTCATGTACTTCTGGTCTTCGGTGCTTGAGCGTTCAGCCTGTTGGTTGCCTACCAGTATCCGCGAAGGGATATCAACGCCGGCAGAAGCCGTTTGCAGGTTCACGTTATAGGTTGGGCCAGGATCAGACACCGGGGAAACAAGGGAGGTAACAGCGGCGCCCTGTAGGCTCATCAGCACATCGTTGCCGCGGTTCATCTCGCGCGCGGCTTCGTTGAACTTGTCCTGCAATTCGTCAACGCTTACGCCATACATTGACGCCAGACTGCCAAAGTCGATCTCTTTGTCGAAGCTAAGCGCCAACTGCCGCGCTGCGTTCTTCAGGAATGACTCACCGGAACCGCCCTCTACTTTCTCCAGGCTGACAAATGCGTTATATGCTGGCTCAAGGAACCCGATAGCATCGTCGGTGTAATCCCCGAGGATGAAGATCCGGTCTGGATGGATTTCGACACGTCGTGTGGCTCCATTTGAAAGCCGCTCTGTGTATTGCCACATCTTCGGCTGGCCGTATGTTTTCGAGTTAAGCCCTGTGTCCCACTCGCTCACGTTTAGTGAACCAGCCCAGGCTACCGTGACTTTTTCGAGGCCTCGGCCTCTGGCTGCTTCGGTATTCCATGGTTTGTCGTCGCGGATGTGCAGCAAAATGCCAGAGTAACGCCCGACGAGCCGTCGGCGGTCAGCTTCTGCAAAAGCGCGCCATAACCGGTTCGTGAATACCGGTTTGAGTTTTTTCTCCCAGGCAGTTTCCGCGCGCTTCTCGTCGGACTTATCACCCTCGATGATCTCCGGGTTGGTCTGCCAGCATTTGCTCACCAGCTTTTCCACAGCGCCATGTGCAATACCACCGCGGCGAAACAATGAATAAAGATTGTCGTAAGTGATCTGCTCAGGAAAGCCGTATTCGCACCATGCGGAGCCGCGTTTATTATCCAGGCCCATAGATGGCCCAAGCATCGCCATGCGAGCACGCTCAATCCTGGCGTCGTTCAACGCGTGGTTGACGGCCAGTTGGAGATTTTTGTTCATGTGGTTTCCGTTTGGAGTGGTTTACTGTAGCCGCTTAGGGAGCATCATCCCTCTCGGTTGAGAGCCGTTAAGTTCAGTCAGCGCATAAACCATGGCATCAAGGCGGTCTGGTGACTTTTTGGCAGTCGTCGGTATGTACTCCATCAGCTGATTTTCCAGCACGTAGAGATTTCCCTGATTCAACACCCTGCCTTGTTCGTACAGGGCTGATATTGGTTCCGCTCGGGCATACTTCCCCTTACTGGCGTGAACTCGAATAATCCGCCCTTTAAAGCCTGCATTGCGTAGTGTCTCCTCCGCCATATCACCACCCTGGTTTGTCTCTATGACGATCGCATCTGCCTGATGATGTTCATACGCCCATATCGCTTTTTTAGCCCATCCTGCTGGAGAATATTTACCGCTGTAATCCCCATCAACCGAGAATTGCTTTTTGTCTCCAGCGCCATAGGAACTCGCAGCAACTACCCCTGTTTCATCACTCTCATCGCTGTTGGTTGCCTGTGGGTCAATAGCCACGACTGTGCGAACCTTGTCATGCTTGATTTGTAGCTCATGAGCAGCGCTTATCATCTGCTCATTCCACAGCGCCCCCTCAGCATTGAAGCGGCGAGGCTTCTGCATGTACTGAGCTTCGGCAGTGCGGCGATGAGAAAACAGTGATGTTCGATGCGATTCGTTGTGTTTGAATGGCCACAGCCAACCATCAGGCAATCCGTGGTCAATCGGTAAAGCGTGGGTGTTTTCTGGATACTGCGCAGCGTATGACTGACTGTTGTCGATAATCACCGGCAAGTTCAGATGATGCCATTTCTCACCACTGCCCCCGCGCAGAAGATAACCGCTCAGATCGTGGTAGTGGATGCGCTGCATAATGACAATCATCGGCGTCGTCTCGATCGCCAGTCGTGATTTGATTGTCTCGTTAAAGCGGTTATTTACGCCATCGCGGACGATCTCAGAGTAAGCGTCGTCAGGTTTTACTGGGTCATCGATAACCAGGGCACCTTGCCAGCCTGGTTCCATGTGTCCGGCTCGAAAGCCGGTTACCTGACCTGCTGCAGATGACGCATATACGCCGCCGCCAAACTCATTCCACCACATCGCCTTGCTATCTGCATCATCGCGAAGCTCCATCGGCCACATGGCTTGATACGTACGAGACTTTATTATTCCTCGCGCTGTAGATGAGTTAAGAAGAGCAAGGTTGTGTGAATACGACAGGTGCATGAACCTAGCACGCCTATTTAGCGCCAGTCCTCTCCCCATCATATTGATGGTCGCCAGTTCTGTTTTTGTATAGCCGGGAGGGACGTTAATAATCAGACGCTGAATCTCGCCAGCGATCACACGATCCAGTGTCTCCTGGATTACCTTGTGATGTGGTGCGACGATCATCTTGCCGCCGGTTCTCTGCTTGAAGAAGTAGCGGGAGAAATACATCCCATCCTCTTCACACTCTATCTTGCGGGCATAATTCCGCTGCTCAACAGTCGTCATCCTCCAACATCTCCCGCCGAGCCTGCTTGTATTCGTCTTTCGTCAACGTGGCCGACTCGATGGGGCCGCCGTCTTTACCTGTGTGCTCTACCTTCTGTCTATTCGTATACGCATCGCCGCACTCTTTCGCGGCCTGCTCGACGATCTGAGCGGCCAATGCGAAGTTTTTCATGGTTTCGGTTCGCGTCGCCATGCGATCAAGCACGCGCAGCCGGTAGGCCTTGTTGGCGATCGGAATGTCTGAAATTTCCGTCTTGAATCGTTCTCGCGTCGTGTGGAACAGGTCTACCCACTTCTTAGCCAGTGACTTGCCGCTAACCTTTGTCGGGTCGTGAGATTCAACCTGCTGACGCGTAATTTTTAGCCCAAACTCTTTTTGGACGGACTCCACTACCAGTGTAGGGGTATCAAAGCACGCAAGCGACTGAATGATGAAGGCTTTTACATCTGGTTTTAATGCAGCCATAAATCACCATCCGTCCAATACAGTCCAATATTTACGCCAGCCTCAACATGCAATTACCGCACGCCCTGGCAATGTTTAGTTGTGCCACCTCCGCAGGCCTGTTAGCCGCATCAACTAGTTCCTGAACTTCCACGCTGGCGCCATACCGGCGAACCACGCCAACAAACTCTTCAACGTCGTGGCCGCGCAGTTTCAGCACCGGCTGGCCTTCCTTGTTGAATTTTGGGGCTCCGAAATCGTCGGTTGCCTGTGCGATGTGGTAGAGCTCATGCTCGACCAGGGCGCAGAACTCGGCATCAGAACACTGGGAGCAGTAGTCGGCAGCTAACGTGATGATGAATTTCGGCACCACTCCGAACCACTCATGCATCTGCTGTTCCATCCGGGCCTTCTGCCAGCCTCCGGCGCGCATCGCTACCTCTTCAGCCTGGCCGAGCACATGGCGCCCTTTCTTCTCAAACGCGGACGATGCCCACATAAAGCGCAAATCGGCGTCTGCAAGGTGTCCGTGGTCTGGGTTAAATAGGCTGCCGGCATCTTCGATGATTTGACGCTGCATCCACTCCTGTACCTCGTTCGCGGGAACCAGGCCGATATATGGCGTTAGCTGATGGTCTTCGATAAACCGTAACGGTGGGTAGGGTCGCCTCTCATGGCTCTCATCCTGTGCTGTTTTAGCCATGATTCTCTCCCAATAAAAAACCCGCCGAAGCGGGTTAAGTCATTTCTTGCCGTTGGCCTCAGCCATTTGCTGGTATCGCGGGTCGCTTGGCCCTGGGAATTTGTGGCTCTGGCTACGGTAATGCTGCAGGCGTTCGCGGAAAAGCTCGCGCAGATGCTCAGGCTGCTCCGCCTCCACCTGCGCCGGTACGATCGGCATGTTCATGCGCTCTTTGTACGCAACACCGGACGCCGCAAGGTCTACGTTAACCTTGTCCATTTCTTCTTTTGGCAGATTGCCGAGATTGTATGACATGAAATCCTCCTGGTTCAGAGGATGATACGCCAGCCTCCAGCTGTATGTAAGTAAATACGACTCACTATTGGGGAGCAGCGAACAGCGGATAAACCCTGACTATAGGCAATAGCCGACACAATAGAACACAGCAATTCCGCTGTGATTGGGTTCCCTATAAGACCATATAACGTTACTAGGAGGTTTTATGAACTATTCACCAGAGTTTTATCTGGCTGCAGCAGCTTTATTCAAGCTGCTCAGACCTCTCGCTTACATCGCACTTCATCTCGTCCAACGCAAATTCCCTCTCCATAAATAACCGCAGCATCAGCCACACCTCTCGGCGTTGCATCGCCACTTCCGTCTTTCCGGCTGCCAAGACGTGATCACCTCCTGCAGGGCTTCACTGTCTCATTCCTTGTCGGGGGAATTCTTCATCACGTAGCAGCCTCAGAAAGCTGCTCTGTGATGGAAAATAAAAAACCGCCCGGAGGCGGTTGGTGTAGGTGAAAGGCAGGCCAAGCTAATTGCGGATTACCATCATTTCCAAGTATCCCTACTGACACCGTGGCCAGCGTGGGGTTCGAGAATGGCAGCGTCACCTGAGCCCCTTGGCTTTTCATGTATTAACCTCATCGCGTGACCAACAAGGCGGAAGACTCCAACGTCCCAGACGCGGGTGGTAATGCTCTCAAGATGGTTACCCACCTTGGCCGATCTCCCTGCTCACTATCCCCTCTATTCTGTTACCCCTGGCTCAGGAACCCTGATGTCACGATCAGCGGTTGCTTAAGGGGAAGTCCAAAAACTGGGTCAAACAGACCTCCATGAACTTTCCGTGGGCTAACAGTTAGATAATATCCAAAATACGTTTTACTTCAAGCGTTCTCCATTGTGGATAACTGACATCCACTTCTGAAGTGTTTCTACCTGTCCAGCGCAGATATGAAGCGCCGTTTGCAATGCCAGTGCGTAGCTCACTGCGTCACCCCACGTTTCTCCTTGTAGGCTTGGCTGCTCGCATGGGGCAAACACAGACTCAGGGGGTAACAGAACGACTTGCTGTGGCGCTGGCGGCATTTTGCTGCAGGAGCTCAACAACAGCGGCAGGCATAGGACTATTCCCACATTTACTGCCTTTAAGTGCATCTCGCATTTTCCTCTGGTAGGTTTCCTCGCGCTGGCGTAGTAGCTGCTCTCTTTGTTGTTGCTCTGCGGCCAAGGCTCTGTTCTTCCGGTCTTGTGCTTGCAGGGTTGAGATCAGTCCTGACTGCTGCGCCAGCGTCTTTTCCTGCTGCCTAACCTGCTCGCTGGCCTTTACCGCGTTGCTGTGGAAGTAAAGCGCCAGCCACGCCAGCGCAATGACGATGATCAGCAGAGCAGCACCTAATACCGCCACCAATCGATTCATGACTGGCCCCAGTTGCAGATTTCGCGCTCTACTTCGCGACGGTTAATCAACCCCTTCCAGACCTTGCCACCAGCTTTATTCCAACGCCTCATTTCGTCACAGGCGCCACGGCTGTCGCCAGCATTAAGCTTTTTCAGCAGCGTGGATGACTCGAAAGCCTTAACGCCAACGTTGTAGCTGAAGCTGATCAGCGCCGCTTTCTGGTATTCGCTGGCTGGCACCTTCACCGAGCGCTCTACCGAACGGGCGAAAGGCACCAGATCTTTATCCAGCATCGCTTTGCATTCCGCTTCGGTGTACGTCTTATCGGGAATAATGTCTGGCCCGGTGTGGCCATAACAGACCGTCAGCACGCCAACAACATCGCGGTAAGGTTTGTATTCGACGCCCTCAAGGGAAGGAATCAGTACGGCCGCAATTGCGATGGCACCACCAGCAACCGCACCAAGCAGCCTCTTTTTCATTATCGGAGTGATCGCCATATCAGCCCTCTGCTCTGCGCATCGCTTCGGCTACAACCTCAACCGCCGCTGGGCGCTCGCTTTCTGGCCTGGCAGATACACCGTGCAGATAGTCCTCCATGATCTTCGTGCGCCGGCGTTCCTCTACCAGGCGTTCGCGCTCTTCCTTCCGTTTGGCGTAGTACGTCTTGATCGTAAAGAAGGCGGATATCAACGCCCCTACGATAAAGACGTAATCCTGCAGCGACAGCAGCGAAAAAAGGCCGAGAAGGCTTGACCACCAATACGGTAGGTTTGGATTGTCTGGGTGCATCTTCATGACTCCACCTCCCGGTTATCGGGCTGTGCTGTAGTAAAACGAGAAAAGCCGAGTATTAGCTCAGCTTTTGAATTATTTGCCTGTTATTTTTTCACCTCAGGCGGCAGTGGTATCTTGGCAGTTCTCACACAGCCAAAAAGGAATACATATGGCAACGTTTACTGTTCGAGTTGAGCTTCACAAGGCAGATTCAGATGATTACGAAGCATTGCATGAAAAAATGGAGGCTAAAGGTTATTCAAGAAAGGTGACTGGTTCATCCGGTGTTGAATATCAACTACCTGATGCCGAATATACCTACTCACATTCATCTAAGGATGAATCGGCAATTGCCGATGAAGTGCAAGCAATCGCAAATTCGGTGAAGTCGAAGTCAGGAGTTATGGTAACGAAATCAGCTGGACGAGCAATCCGTGGGTTGAAAACAGTCTAACTAAACACCGTCTTCACATACATCAGGAGCACTATCATGGTGCTCCATTGCAATAAACGCAGCAGCCACAGTTTCACCAGCCAGTTTTGCCGACGCTGAATTTACGCCATTACGGATAACCGCGCAAAGCGCCTCACGTGCACGGTCTTTAGATGATTCAGGAAGCTCAGAAAATTTCATCGTTAACTCCAAGATGTGGGGATCAGCCACCAGCCGTAAACGCTGCCGGTAAGAGGGTGCCGTGTGTGTCGTCCGTTGGCTGGGGCTGAAATGCAAAAAGCCCCGTATTAGAGGGGCCTGTGTAAATTACTTTGCTTTGGAAAAGCTAGGTCAATCTTGTCCGATTAAAACCGTAATGCTTGGCAGTGCATAGCCACCATTAGAACCTTCACTAACCGCCTGAATTGAGACGGACTGATTAGGTTCGATGTATGTGTTCCACGAGTTACAAGCAGTTGCTGGCATTGAGCCACCGTCGAGGAAAATCGCGCCTTCTGCTTTCGCTTCGGTTACCCAAGAACCATTGAATACCAACATATGCTTCGCTTTTGATTTACCACCTGGCGCGATAGCCATCAGAAGCGGCACGCAGACGCGGCGACGGTATGATACGGCTGGAATATGGAAGGTGTAACCGTTGTCCAGATAATGAGTTTCAGCAGCTTGCATGAGTATATCTCCTTGAAAAGTATTTTAAATCACCATCAATTTGGCGATATCTAGACTTTACATTGAGACTCAAACTCTGGGTAATCGTTGGGGTTGTGACAGTCTTAGGACAACATTGCCGATTCCTAGTCCACTGCTGAATAGCAAAAAACCCCGCAGCTGCGAGGTTTTGAAAGTTGATAAGCTACGTAACTGCGTAACCACTCTTATCACAATAGCCAGTAAAATTCGTAACGAAAAGCGGAAATTTACGCGACAGCCGAAATTTCTGTTCTGCTCGTCCAGGCGTCCATCTCAAGCGTCGCCCCGGTCATAGCTAAACAGCCCTCTATAAAGCTTTCTGCCATCATCAGCTTTTGCCTTATGTTCCCTTCTGAAACCTTCCATCTACGGGCTATCTCCGATTTTGATACCCCGTATCTGTAGTGCAGCATGATTACACCAAGCTCTCTTTCGTCGCGCACCTTCTTCAATCTACCCACGGCGCCGTCAACAATCAGGCCGTCATTATCGCAGCATGAAGGCTTGCTCTTGCTTGTGTTCGGCAGAAGCCCCTTAAACCCAGCTGCGATCGGAGAATAGTCCACGCCGCTGTTGTCTTTCGCCCACTGGCCCCAACGCTCTAAAACTAGCTGGATGTCTCTCATGCTTTTTCTCCCACGGCTTCCTGAAGTTGCTGGCGAATTTTTTGCAATAGCTTGCTGGCTTGGCGGTGAATCTTTTCCGAACGCTTGTCCGAGGTTGAGAGCAGCAAAAGCTGCTCGTTCAGATTTGTGGTGTTGAGCAGCGCATCGCAGACGTTCCGGTACTGCTGACGTGTTATGGTTACCTCTTTCATGCGATCGCCCCGATGCCAAAGGAAAAATCCAGGAACTCAAACAGCAGCTTTACCTGACTACCATGTTCCGCCTCCCAGGCCGCTACATCCTCGTGCAAGGCGTCGTGGCATTTACGGCACAGTGGGATAGTGAAGAAGTCGTGGGCCTTGGTTCCCATTCCACCCTGCCCGTGGCCGATAATGTGGTGAGGGTCGTCAGACCGAGCCCCACAACCGCAGCAGGGGCGAGTCTTAACCCAGCGGGTATACTTGCTGTCTTCGGCGCGAGTTTTCTTCGGACGCAACACAAAGGCGCCAGGGACTTCAGTATCTACCTTGAAGCACTTCTGGGCCTGCTTAGCGATGAGCTCATTAACCGCCGGCTGACAGTCCATGTCGGACTCCTTACGGATGCCGGTGACAACCTTTGGTTCTGGCAAGTTGGTGACAGTGCGCGCCACTTCTTCGGGGATCAGGTCGAATACCCCGGACAACATAGCCCACAGCATCAGCTCAGGGATTGTTAGCTGCCCCTCGGACTTCAGGCGGTGTTTTGCCGTCGCCACGACCCAGCGCGCAGTGTTGCGAGCAGCGATTTTTTCCAGCTTAGGCGACACGCCCAGGCTTTTTTTGTAGCAGCCGGGACAGATGCGAACGGCTGAATTTCCTACGCGCTCTGTGTCCAGAATTGTCTCCGGCAGGTCGTGCTTGCTGTACTGGCATTTCGTGAACTGCGTCGCCCAGGCTTCAATAGCGTTAACCCCGCCACAGGCGTTTGTGACGCGCTCATGGGTGAAGAAATCCTGTAACCGTGGGTCGTTGGCGATCTCATGCTCTACCGCTGGCAGGATGCCTTCTGGCGCGTCTTTGAATTCTTTCGGCAGCGTGGAAACCATCACGCGGCCCGTCATGTGAAACGCCAGCTTTTCGTCAACCGGGATCAGGGCAATACCCAGATCGCGCTGTACCGCTGCTTTGACTATCGCTCTCATCAGGCAATCCTCGCTAAATCGTTCTCGCTGGCCTTGGCTACTGCCTGAGCCCAAATCCCCGTCCAGGCTCGGCGGGCGTCGTAATCGGTCATGCGACCAAGGGATCCAGCCATCTCCTTCGCAAGCTTCTCCACCTCGTTCCGTGGTTGCTGGCGCTGGGATACCAGGCGGACATAGGCTTCTTCGCGGGCGGCGCTGTCCTGGCGCTGTACTTTCGGGTGATCATCAGCCCGTTCTTCCTTGACCTTCAGGTAGCATTTTTCGGTGATCAGGTAGTCGAAGTCCTTTTTTCGCCAGGTCTTGCCGCTGTTCGTGTCTGGGCGGTCTTCAAGCATCCAGCGGCATTTTTTCGAGATGTACCGCAGGTAAGCGCCCCAGCGCTCCATGTCCATCTCGTAGTCCTTCCAGAGTTTGCGCAGTGCCTTGCGGCGCCCGTCGGTCATCTTCAGGACGTCTGGCAGTTCTGGCAGCGTGGTGCGGAAGATCCGTAGCACTTCGTCGTAATCGATTTTCAAAGAATCCTCTTGCGGCTGGTCTGTCGGCGCAGCCGGCGGACGTACAGGTTTTTTATCTGCTGTAGTCTCTGAAGTAATCTCTGTGTAATCTCCTGTATGAATGTCTGCGGGATTCCCGCAATCTGGCGCGCTGCTTTCCCGCAAACTTGTCTGAGGGTTTTCCGCATTCTTGTCTGCGGCATTGCCGCACTCTTGAATGCGGGATTCCCGCATACTGGAATGAGGGTTTCCCGCATTCTGGGTTTTCTCTTTGATTTTCTTCAGAAGAAGCAACTCAAGAGCATCGGCTTTAACCCGAAAATAGAGCTTTGCTGGTACACCACGGCGATCCTCTTCAAGTACCCCGGCGGAGATAAGGCGACGGCGTGCCGTTTCCTGTTCCTCGCGCGTTAGGCCTGTTTCATCACGGATCTCTTTCTGGGTTTTGTAGAACCAGCCGGCATCCATTCGGTTATGCCAGTAAACCAGCTGCGACAGCAGAACGGCGCCGGTCACCCCAACTCCCAGGCCGACGAAAGACGGCTGGTAAGCTATGGGCCGATCAAGAAGCTGCATTAAGGCGCTCATATGTCCACTCGCTTAAATTTCTCTTTAAATCTTTCAAGAGGTTGCATGCATTCATGCGGGTAGCCCTCTCTCATAAAAATCACCTGACGCTCTACACGCTCCCACCGGATGACCTTCACGGGATTACCGTGGTCATCGACATATTTCCTATCCAGTGGGGTTGATTGCCTCATAGTTAGCTCGCCATCAGCTCTGAGGCGTAACGTTCAGCAATCCAATGGATGCCACGCGGCGTTACCCTGGTTTGCGTGAAGGCGTGACCAAAATCAGACGTGCCAGTTTTGACGGTGAATAGCCCGTCGCGCTGGCGCAGAGCATGGGGAAGCAGATTCCCGGACTGGCGGAACAGAACCTTGTCGCGGATCAGCGCGTCAATCATCGCTTTCTCCGGCATGTTCAAAACCTTGGCAGTGGCGCGCAGGCTTTTTGAACCTGATGCGTCTACGTAGTGATCGACAAATGCCACCTTCGGTGCGTCGGCCTGAACCTTCTGCTCCAGCATTGCCTTCTGTTCAGCCATATCAGCAGCCAGGCGCAGCGCTTCAGGCAACGTCTGCGGTACTGGGGAGTTTTGCTCCTCCAGTTCGTGCAGGCGCTTGATCACCCTCATGCGCAGGCTGGCGCTGTATCCGGTCACCAAACATTCGGTATGTTCTCTGTCGAGCGCGTATTCCCGGTATTGCTGGTCGTTCTGGGGGTGTCTCCAAATCTGGATATACCCATCCAGGCCTTCGCCCAGCTGTTCCAGCATGATTTCTATGTCGCGCATGACGTGGCCGTGTTGCTTGCCAGTCAGCTCGGCAATTTCACGGCTCGTCATTTTCGGGCTGTTGCCACTGATCGCTACGTTTGCCATAATGAATCGACCTCTCAGGTTAGGTTCTAGAAAAGTGATGGCCGAGCAGTTGCAGCTGTTCGGCTTTTCTTCTTCCCTGATTCCGGCTTCTCTTCCTTGGTGCAGCTCGCAAGTACGTACTGGCGCGCAAGCGTGAGACAGTCGTCATAAATCATCCCCTTCCTGCTCGCCTGCGACTTCCGCCGGTAAAGGTCGGCTCCGTGTGATGCCCCCCCCTGAGCCAGCGCTTCGCTGAATCCCTCTTTCACCAGCTGCTTCTTGATGTTGTCGTAAACAAACGTGTCCCAGGCCATAAAGCCCCCTATTCCGTCTTTGGTTCCCGGATGTGCTCCAGCATTGCCATTAACCCGCGCGCCAGTTCGGCGGTTTCCTCGCCCCTGAACGTCAACATGGTTTCCGAACGCTTGAAGCCGGTAGCGGCGAGAAGCAAGCTCGCTTTCTCCACCAGCCCCCCTTTGCTCTGCCAGCGGCTCACCTGCGATTTATCAACGCCGATCGCGCCGGCCAGGCTTGTCACCCCGATAGCTGCAATGCGGCTCATGATGTCGCTCTGGATCGCCTGAGCTTCGTTGCGTGTTGTTGCGACTGATTCCATTTACAATTTCCGTTATGTTGAAAGGTTGCTTTCACGAAGAAAGTTTGCGTTTTCCATACATCAGCCAATGGGCTGTGCATTTAAGGGCTGAAGAGATCTCCAGTAAGTTTCTGGGCCTCTTCGTTTCCCCAGCCTCGAGTTGCTGGTATGACTGCTGAGTAATCCCAGCTAGCTCTGCAACTTCGGCTTGTGTAAGACCAAGCTCGATCCGTCGAGCCTTTGCCCGATGCGAAAGTGTGTTACCTGTATTCATTGCGCTCTCCTACAGTTTTATCTGTATTGTTCTACAGGCAAGCCTGTTTGTCAAATACAGTATTTACTGTGAAGATTTGCGCTGTTCATTAATGGCGGAGAGGGGTTATGAGCCTTGCAGAAAGGGTACGAACTAGGCGCGAGGCGCTTGGTATTACTCAAACAGAACTTGCTGATCTGGTTGGTATTCGGCAACAGTCAATTGCAAGCATTGAAAATGGTGAGACAAAAAACCCGAGAAAAATATTTGAACTGTCTCAAGCTCTTAAGTGCTCAATGCAGTGGCTAAAAACCGGTGTCCAGGAGTCGAATGCGACGCCTTTGGACGGTATTTCACTCTGGACAGACGATGAAGAAGAAGATGAAGATGATGTCTACCTGCCTTTCTTCAAAGAGGCTCAGTTAGCTGCGGGGAATGGTAGAGTGGTAGAGCTTGACTGCGAGGGAAGAAAGCTAAAGTTCTCACTCCGTAGCTTAAAAAAACTAGGAGTAAAGCCCGAAGAAGCGGCTTGTATGTCGGTCTGGGGTAATAGCATGGAGCCCGTTCTTCCTGATGGAGCTACAGTCGCCATCAATACTGGTAACAGGGAGATAAAAGACGGAAAGATCTATGCATTGGATCATGACGGTATGGCTCGGGTGAAGATTTTGTATCGCCTACCTGGCGGAGTGCGTCTACGATCATTCAACACTGATGAGTACCCCGATGAAATATATATGGGTGACGATAGCAACAAAATCAGGGTAGTTGGTGCGGTGTTCTGGTATGGCGTCACAATAAGTTAATCCCTCTCAACTTCAAGACCTCGCTCCGGCGAGGTTTTTTTTCGCCTAAATTTCAAACTTTAATCTTTTCCAAATCATTGGATTACATCATGACCTGTAATATATACAGTTTTTCCTGTTTACTAAATACAGTTTTGCCTGTACATTTTAATCCATCGACAGCAACAACGTCACCGGCAGGAAGCCACACAGGTAAGACGCCCAGGGGTGAGCGATGCAATCACTCCCCGGCCCCGAGAGGGATCGACCGGATACGTTCTTTAGGGAAAGAGTGGATTTACCCTGCCGTCGAGAGCATCCGGCGGACAGGCATAAAACCACTGAGGATTAGATCGATGAACGAACAACAGATTTTATTCGCAAAAAACACCATTGCTCACCGCAAGGATGAAATCGCACAGCTTGAGGAAAAAATAGCAAACCCTCGTTCTCGTCCTTCCAGAAACGAAGAGCGCCAGAAAGCAATTGAATGTTTTAAAGCTGATATCAGCAACTCGCTAAAGCGCCTATTTGATGCTGGCGTGATCAGTATCTAACAGCTACCCCGGTTCGCCGGGGTAAATCCGAGGATTAGCGATGAACACTACTCACGATATGGGCAACAACGAAACAGTAAAGACCGGCGTTTTTCCAAATGGCGATGGCACGTTTACGGCGATGACATTCACCAAGAGCCGGGGTTTTAAAACCGCAGCAGGCGCGCAACGCTGGTTTGCTCGTCAGATGGCCGACTAACAGCAGAGGGTTAACGATGCAACTCGAACAAAACGCGAATTGGCAGACAAAAGCACGCGGCGACAACGACAGCGAATATCAAATTTACCTTGCCTGCGCTGACGACGGTAAAGGTAATGAATTCATGACCGGGAAGCCGCTGAAAACCTACGACGAGTGGCTGAGCAGCTAAGTGATTTTACCGCTGCCCTTGTGAGCGAGGGCTTCGGCAAGACCACTACAGCAGAGGGTTACACGATGAAATTACAGCAATCAGAAAAACGCCTTTCCGGCCTGCGTCGCCCATCTGGCAAATTTGACTACCGCAGGATACGTCGGTCACTGCGCAACAACGCTAAGGCAGCAGCATGGCCGGAGAAAGGTATAACGCCTGAACAATCACGGCGATTCCTGGGTTATGCCAGAAAATTGGCCGCAACCAAATAACCCCCACCGCGCCATACGGGGCGCCGTGGTATGCAAATTATGAAACCCTAACAGCTTGGCTCACAGCCATCTTTATAACAGGTAACAGTGAGGCTTCATCAGGATTTACAGGCACAGTAACGGATTCGTTACCGGCTCGGAATACATAGCCGCCGGATACCGCATCAATATTCATGCTTGTCGAGTATCGCTCAATCTCATCGCCTTCTTTTAAGACGATGTGACGAAAAGCGAAGCTTCCTGTTTCTGAATTGAACTCAGTTACTTCAGCCGTAGGCAATGGATCACCAAGCCCCAGCCAATCACCATCGCTATCTGGATCTTCGATATCCATGAATTTTTGACCGATAGATGCGATGTAAGCAGCGGGAAGTTTTTTTGCCACTTTCTGAGCTTCGCTATCTGATCCGATTAATGACTGAATTTTTCCAATGATACCCATGCGTCCCCCTGAGGTTTATCGCCTTAGTTTACATATCTATATGTATTTACACCAAAGAAAATGGAGGCATCCATGACGTTCAATCAAAAAGTTTGGCTTGGCGTGTTTGTCTTATGCGCCGCCTGCTGGTCAGCAATCGGTTTTATCATCGCCGGTTAATTCCGGCGTATTAGGCTAACCACTCGCCCGATTCCTTAAATTCTGGAATCGGTGAAGGATCCTACCTCATGAGTGGTCAGCCCAATACCTCACCTATCTGGTGGCGTATCGTTCCGGCTCACCTTTTAACCTACACAGTATAAAGCCCCGGTTCGATGCGCCACCAGGTGCGTGAGAAATCACAAGCCTGCTCAGTACCACTTCCCTTGTCACATCCTTTGCCCCGCTCGCCGGGGCTCTTTTTTTCACATCAGCAAAGGCGCTGCCCTGCTCCAGTGTGCTGGAACCGTAGGGAAACCGAGCGCGTGCATCAACTCAGGCAGCGCCTTTGCCCATGTGAATTTCATTGAGAGGACATGTTATGCAAACCACCACCCAACGCTGTGAACACTGCGGCCAGACGCGCGACGTAGCAAAACAGGCCGTGAGCATTCAGCGCTATGAAGACGGCAGATATAAGGCCGTGAGAATGCTCGTCTGCGCCGATACCTGCGCGCCGGTGTACGTCGTCCGCCAGAACATCAGAACACTGCAGCGCCGCCTGCACACTCAGCAGCGGAGGCCAACATGGTAAGCCTCAACGCCCGCATACAGCACAAGTATGACCTGACCGGGGGCGATTTCGCCCCTAAGCGCCACCACGGCAAACACCTCTTCTACCTTCTCATTTTTACCCTGTGCCTGCTCACTGCTGGCGCGGTCTGGAGTTGATGCATGGCTAAAAACTCAAAGGAAGCCTACGGCGCCAGCGGTAAAACCAACGTGCTGATGTTCGAGCCGGAAAATCTGCACCTGGTATCCGATAAAACGCACCCGCTTTACGACGAACGAATCCATCTGCCTCTCCATGAACCAACGGTGCTTAGCATCATGAAGTTGGGGGTGATTGAGCCGATCGTTATCTGGAAAGACCCAGAGACAGGCAGATCCTGCGTAGTTGAAGGTCGTCAGCGGGTTAAAAACACTCTTGAAGCAAATAAACGCCTGCGGGAAGAAGGTAAAAAGCCTCTTCTTGTGCCGGCAGTCGTCAGACGCGGATCGCCGTTTAGCGTTGCTGAGGTGATGATTAGTGCCAATGAAATCTTTCAGGCAGACACGCCGCTGGGCCGAGCCAAGAAAATGGCTGATGCGCTTACGCGGGGCCACGATGAAGACGATTTGTCACTGATGTTTGGCGTTGGCGTGCAGACGATCCGCGCCACACTCGCCCTGCTCGATGCCACTCAGGCCGTTAAAGATGCGGTTGAAGCAGGCGCAGTTACCGTTACCCAGGCGCGCCAGTTGGCGAACCTCTCACCCGACGAACAACGCGAAAAAGTGAAAGAGGTTGAAGCGGCTACCGCCGGCACCAAAGGCCACGAAAAGGCACGGCGCCAGCGCCAGGTGATTGGCGATGCCAAACCCCGCATGAAGTCCCGAAAAGAAATAACGAAAGCCCTGGAGGGTGCGAGCGGTGATTATGCTCAGGCGCTCCGCTGGGTGCTGGGAGACGAAGCATGACAACCATCAAGCGCTTTACCCCTGACTACAAAATGCACGCAGTTCGTTTTGAGGCTTTCGCACGTGAAGCTGAGCACGGTGAATTAGTTCGGTTCGATGCCCACCAGCAGGTAGTGAGCGCGTTGAAGGCTGAGCGCGATGCTCAGCAGAAACGAGCCGATGCTCTGGCTGTGGAGAATGCGGCGCTGAAGAGTGGGTGCGGATTTTTCGCATACGACCCAGACAATGGCTTTGAGGAGTTCAAAACCAAGGATGAAGCCATTGCAGCAGCTGAATCCTACATTGACTACTACCGCGGTGAGGCATGCGATGGCTGGCCTGACGAGGTTGCTCAGGTGTCCTGGGGGATCATCATTCAGGAATCAACCAGGGTTAACGAGCGGCCGCGTACCGAGGATGATGGTTGCGACCCGGCCATTGAGACGGTTTGTGACTATGCGCTGCTGCCGAAAATCGAACCCCCAGCCACTGACGCAGCACTTGCAGCTATCGAAGCGCGGTCAATTACAGCGGCGTTGGATTCATGCTCTGAGTATCTCGATACAGACTGTGTAATGGACAGGATTGGGATCAGTTATGCCGATGCAGAATTACGATCAAGCGGGGCGATGGAACTTTGCAACGCACTGAAATCCCATGCCAAGCAGCTGCGGGAGGCCAAATGAAAGAGCGCCCAGTGATGCCAGCAAATTAACTGAAGCTCCAAAGCGGAAGAACCTATCGCGGAAAGCGCCCACGCAACGCGATGGGTTTGGTTAACGACAGAACGATCCTGCATATCGGCGCTACCACCGTGCAATACGACAGCCCATCCGTTTCGTTCGGGCGACATTTTCCGTCAGTAAGTCGCGAGAAGTTTCTGGCGTGGGCTGAGCGGGATGTAACCGATGAACTGCCGCAGGGCGAGTTCGCTACATGGCCTATTGGCAGCGCTAGGGAGGTGGAGCAATGAACGTAACCGTCAATTCATACTTCTGCGGCGCCGGCCTGATGGATATCGGCCTAATGGATGCCGGTATCAAGGTTAACCAGGCGTTTGAACTGGACGCCGACGCCTGCAAAACCTACCGGCACAACCTCGGCGACCACGTTAAGCAGTGCGATATCAGCCAGGAATTGGTATTCGAACAGGATACCTGCGACGGAATGGTTTTCACGTACCCATGCACGAAATACTCGACGATCGGCGATATCCACGGCGTGCGCACCGGCGATGATTTGTTCCTGCATGCTCTTCGTCATTTCGCATTGGCAAAGCCTGAGTTTTACGTGATCGAGAACGTACCAGGAATGCGCGCGTTTCCTGTCGTGATGGAAGCCATGACCCGTATGCCTGACTACTTCATTCAGGTGTTCTGCCCGATCAAGTCGGAGACGTGGTTACCACAGAAGCGAAGCCGCCTGATCATCATCGGCACCCGCCGCACATTCGCCGTGCGCCCGCCGGAGAATTCAGCGCGCATCTCGCTGTCAGCGATTCTGGAAGATGACCCGCAAGTCACGTTGCCATCGGCTATCGCCAAGCGCATGAACGGCGCCTACCGTGACCTGCCAATTATCAGTGACCCTGCAGCGGGTGATCTGGCACCGACATGCGTCGCCCACTACGCGAAAGACAAGAGCACCCGCCTCGTAGTCGATAAGCGCTTCCCTTTGGGTGTGCGCCCATACTCGAAACGAGAGTATGCGCGCCTGCAGGGCGTTCCTGATTGGTTCAACTTCCCTGTATCTGATACCGCCGCTTACAAGCAGATCGGTAACGGGGTAAGCGTTCAGGTGGGCATGTGGGTTGGAGCGGAGATGATTCGCTATATGGGGCAGGTTCGAGGGATTCAGCATGGCTAAGCGTAAGAGCAACAGAGCTGCGCGGATAGCACTGGAAATGGATTGCCGGCTAAGCAATCGAAGGGCTGCGGCACTGTTTAGTTTTGGGTATTCGCCAGTAAAAACGAAATCATCGCGCCACCAGCGGCGCACAGAACGAAAGCGCGCAGAAGGGTTCTGCGGAGTTATCTATTCGGAATGCATGTAGCCCAGGAGAAAGCACAATGAGCATGGCAAACGACACATACGAATGCTGCAGAAAGAAATGCAAGCTGGTTCACCTGCACTCCGAGCGCGTCATGGTTGAAGGTAAGCCGATCGGCGGCGTACCCGTTAAGGATTCAACCTGTCCACGCTGTGGCTGCAAAGAGTTCTATATCGTTAAACGCGATGATGAGGATGGCGAGTGATGGACAATAAGCTGAGCGAACTGAGCAAGCCGATTGGATATTTCATCGAGTGGCAAGATGAAGAGACTGGCGAAAAAGAATGGTGCGAATGCAGTAAGCAAAACGGTGCTCCCCTCTACTCGCAAGAGTACGTCTCCGCCCTGGATAAGGTGGCTCAATATTGGATTGGAGAGTCTGCCGGATGGAAGAAGCGCGCCGAGGACGCAGAGAAGCGCATCGCCGAGCTGGAAGCCAAGCTGGCTACGCCGGTGCGGTTGCAGTCGCCGTGGGTGGACAAAGCAGGCAATCGCTGGCTGCTGGAAGGAACGACAGCCGATGTAATCCGTGCCAGCGGGTTTTCAGTCACTGTAGAGGGGGATGAGTAGGATGGCAAAGCTTAACAAAAAAGAGCAAGCATGGCTGGAAGAGCTGCAAGAAGTGCTGAACCGCTGCCCGTCCGATCGCCTGGGTTTTTACACCATCGGCGATAAGGATGTTTTTGTGTATGACAAGCGCCTGGATAAGCAGATAGATGAAATACAGGATAGGGGCTGTAGGGATTTCGGCCTGGTAGTTAACGATCTTGATGCTGGTTTCGGGGAGCTAACATTCCCGGCCGCCGTTCACTCTACAGCAGGTTAAGGGGGGTGCATGACACTAACGACTGAGCAGTTGAGAGCGCGCGCTAAATTTTGGCGCGAAAAAGCGGTAGAAGCGAAATGGGAATCGGTGAGCATCGCGCAGGACATGCTGCAGAACGCCGACGCTTTTGATGAGTTGGCGGCTAACCGGGAGGCGCAGCCTGTGGCAATGGGTAAGTTTGCTGGCTGGGGTCTATATCATACCAAATCTGGGGAATTCGGAAATTGGTTAAAGTCAACTCCAGAGTCTGATAACAGTCACGCAATAAGTCAGGGCTATGCGAACGTTAAGCTCTACACCGCCCCGCCAGCGCCAGCCAGCACTCGCCCGGTGGCATGGGAAATGCGCTACTGGAACAGCGGCTACAACATGTGGCACGAATGGGAGCGCATCACCGCAGAACAGCACGCAGAGATGAGCGTACAGCACGCGACGGACAACGATTACGAGTTTCGTGTGTTGTACGATGCACCGCCAGCGCCAGCAGTGCCGGATGGCTTCAAACTCATGCCGCTGGAAATGACCGACGAAATCGGCGAAGCCATCGCTATGGAAGCGCGTTGCTGCGGCGGTATTGCTCTATGCATCTACGAAGCTGCGCTGGCAGCAGCGCCGGAGGGTGGGAATGATCACGATACCCGACGATAACGAAATCATCTCGCGGCTCAGCATTGCCGGATCCACGCCGGATTCTGTCGCAAGCCTCCTCCGCTGTGCTGGCTACAACGGCATGACCGGTAAAGCTATCCGCCAGCGCTTGGTCAAGCTGGAAAAAGAAAACGCCGTTGAGAAAGTCCGCCGCCCTGGCATCCGATCCATATGCTGGGCGCCAATCACCAAATAACCCACCGGTAAAAATGAAACCACGAATTCCGCAACGAATCAGCGCCAAAGCTGAGGGGGTTCTATGCGCCTACAGGGAGGGCAAAAAGAAACCCAACCGAACATACCAACACAAGCATTTAACGCTGCCAGTAGCCCGCTGCTGGCGATTGCTGTCTAAAGACAACGGAAACTCATGGGAAGTTATGAGCCATGAGCGCTACAACAACCAGATAAGGATCTGACATGACCAATTATGAGATGCTGCAATTCCTCATTGATGACGGGGGTTATTACACAGCAGTAGGCCATTTCGATTTGCTGAAATCCCAGTTCCCAGAAATTACCGAGAATCACATAAAGTCATTGCGTAGTGCTATCCAGCGCTCCCCTCTGGTCGTTTCCAAAAGCAAATTTGCAGAAGGGAAAAAGGCTTTTAAGGTTATCTCCATCGATCCAAGTTACATCACTTACGCCAGGGCAAGACCGCCGACCACGCCAGGGAAAATCACCGATAGCTACATCCGCAGTGAACCGCCGGAAGTAGTGAGAATGATTCTTCTTGTCCAGCAATCCAACCAACTGATCACCCCTGTTACCCACCAGCGCGCCTACTGAACCCGGAGATAACCATGTCATTCAAATACAAATCTTTGGCCCATCAGGCGGCCGAGGCAGAGCGTCGCGCGCATTTTGCAGATGCTGCAGAGCTGTGGCGCCAAGCGATCAATGCAGCGCGGGCGGTGGATGTTGTCTGGGTTAACGTCCGCATAGAGTTTTGCGTCAACGCGGCCGCACGCTGCTGGGGTAATGCTCAATGACATATCAACTCATCTATGCAGATCCGCCGTGGGACTATAAAAACAAGGCGAGTAACGGTGCTGCCACTAATCATTACCCAACTATGAAAATCGAAGACATCATGCGCCTGCCAGTATGGGAATTAGCTGCCGATGATGCCGTACTTGCCATGTGGTATACCGGGACACACTTCAAGGAAGCCTTAGCACTAGCAAAAGCCTGGGGGTTTAGTGTTCGCACCATCAAGGGTTTTACTTGGGTGAAGTTCAACGAACTAAGTGAAAAACATTTCAACAAGGCGCTTTGCGAAGGCGATATTACCGACTTCTATGACCTGATTGAGATTCTGAACCAGCAAAGCCGCATGAATGGCGGAAACTACACTCGGGCTAATACTGAGGACGTACTTTTCGCTGTGCGAGGTGCAGGGCTCGAACGCGTGAAGAAGAATATCAAACAGGTGGTCTACAGCTGCTTGGGAGAGCATAGCCAGAAGCCATGGGAGGTTCGTCACCGATTGGAACAGCTATACGGCGACGTGTCACGAATCGAACTATTCAGCCGTGGCGATGCGCCAGGCTGGGATCATTGGGGGAATCAATGCCCAGTAAACAGCCTGCACCTTCAGCCGGCAGTGTTCAGCAAAACGCTCTCCGGTCAGTAGCAAAACGCTGTAACGACGAACTCCACGCCGCGATAAAGCAACACCCTAAAACCCCTTTCGATACCCTATCCCGCCCTATCATCATGAAGCATTTCGCGCAGGTTGAACTGCTCGGCATTTCTTTGCCGAGGTTCAACTACACGATCGGCATGCTGAATGGGCGTTTTACAGAGAGATGACTATGAGCGAAGTGATCAACCTTACGCCCAACAAGTGGGTTTCTGAAGATATATTGATAACGCTTACCGGCATGACAACGCACATGATCCAACATGCCAGGCGTACATCTTGGATGGAGGGCCGCGAATATAGGCATGTATCAGCAGACATGAATCCGGCACCGAACAGCACAATCATGTACAACCGAATCGAGGTTGATAATTGGGTAGAAAGACAGAGCCCCGCGAAACGACGAAGAATTTCTGCTTAAATGCCCATCCCTATCAACTAACAAGGAGTCGCTATGTCAACCTATCCAACTGGAGTAGAGAGCCACGGAGGCTCTCTGCGTTTGTGGTTCATCTATCGAGGGAGGCGGGTAAGAGAAAACCTCGGCGTCCCTGACACAGCAAAGAACAGAAAGCTAGCCGGTGAGCTTCGCTCCTCAGTCTGCTATGCAATAAAGACTGGCACCTTTAACTATGCCGCACAATTCCCGCAGTCAAACAACCTCGCTAAATTTGGTTTTGTCACTACTGGCATAACTCTTGGCGAGGTTGCTAAGCGGTGGCTGGAGCTGAAGCGCATGGAGATCAGCTTAAATGCTATCAATCGCTATACCTCAAATATTAAGGTTGCCACTGAGATATTAGGGTCAGATCGGCTTATTTCGGCAATAACACACGAGGACATTTTAACGACAAGGAAGGAGTTGCTCACTGGCTATCAACTCTGCGGAAAATACCAGAAAACACGATGTGTGAAGAAGGGACGGACGGTTAGGACGGTAAACGTTTATATGGCATGTCTTTCCGGTCTCTTCGAGTTTGCAGCCAGAAACGGTTATGTTGAAAAGTCGCCATTTGCTGGGGTAGAACCGCTGCGCAAAAGCAAGTCTGAGCCAGATCCGCTTACACGCGATGAGTACCGTAGGCTGCTCGAGGCTGTTCCATCAGAGCAGATAAGAAATTTGTGGGTGCTCGCCGTTAATACAGGGATGAGGCATGGTGAGATTAGCGCGCTTGCATGGGAGGATATCGACACAAAAAACTGGACAATCACTATAAGCCGCAACATCGCGATGAAAGGCCATTTCACTCCGCCAAAAACCGACAGCAGTATCAGGACAATAAACCTTACTGATGCAGCGATACAAGCACTCAAAAGCCAAATGGAATACACCAGGCTTGGAAAGCAGCACAAGGTTAGTGTCCATCTACGCGAGTTTGGCAGAACCCGTGTTGATGAATGCACTTTTGTGTTTGTGCCAAGACTGACGGCGAGGAATGGTAAAGGAGGAGATTGGTATGGGCCAGGCTCTTTTGGTTCTACCTGGAACTTCATTTTAAAACGAGCAGGGATAAGGCATCGCAAAGCGTATGAGTCGAGACACACATACGCATGCTGGGCATTGAGCGCCGGGGTGAATCCAAACTTCATCGCGTCGCAAATGGGACACTCGTCAGCACAGATGCTTTACACGGTGTATGGCAAGTGGATGAGCGATAACAACCAGGATCAGTTGAGCATTTTAAACGCAAACTTTAAGAGCAATGCCCCACAGATGCCCCAAGCATCTTTTAAGTGA